TACGTCCGAAATTGTATCATCTGCAATTATTGGAGTTGCTGTTGCGCCTTCTGAGACATTTGCTCTTAATCGGACAGTTCTACCACCGATTGATGTATCTAATACACCAGTGTTATTAATAACAATTTCATTTGAAACCCCATTTGAATCAATTGTATTACTATCTAAATATGTTTTAGATGTATCAATTGGTGAATAGCCTTGTCCGCCAATACCGCCATTAACAGTATTCCATGATAATTGTGCTACCGCAGAGGCCGGATCAATTTCTCCGGATTGTTGAAAAGTAACTGTTGGCGAAGTTGTATAGCCATTTCCTGGGTTTGTAATATTAATCCGATCAATTTGTGATCTTTTATCAGCATTAATTTTTAAGAGTGTAACAATATCTCTTTTTGCTTGTCCTGTTTTTACATCAACAGTTTTAAATGCATTATCAAAATAGAATCTAACGTCCTCTTCACTTTCAAAGATATAACGTAGTCCCCTAGTTGATATAGTAAAGTTTGCCGCTGTTACAGAAGTTGTTTCAACGTATTCTACTTTAATAATCCAACTCTTATCTTTATTTGTATTAGTCTTATCTTGTGCATGAACTAAACTAAAATCAGTTAATACAGATAAGTTATTAGGATCAATTACATAAAACGCTGAAGTTTTATAATCATAACCGATACCAAATGTGTTTTTAAGATCGAGTTGTGTAAAAATTGCTGTTTGCTCAGTAGTATTAAAAATCTTTCTAAATTTTGGATACACTCTTGTTAAAATATATCCATCTGGTATAATTACATTTAATTCAACCGGTCCGGTAGATAATCCAGTTGGATTACCGGATGCAGATAAGTTTTCTAGTGTAGCAAACTTAGTAATAGTTCTCGTTGAATTCTGAAATTCTAATAATGATTTTTCAACAATAAATTTATTTTTTCCTGTAGCACTTGTGCCTACTGTTTTATAATTAGTTGGAATACTTGCTACACCATTTTGTATAAAATATCCTTTGCTACCTTCAGTTGATGTAGGTAAAGCAACCCATTTCATTATTTCGTTAGTTGTAAAACGCCACGCAGAACTACCATCCGTTGTATGAACTGCTTTTCGGTAAATGTCATAATAAAAGTTTGTAACTTCGTCTTCAGATAATTGTGGTTGAATATATCGTTGAATAACTGTATTAGATGTTGTTGCTGATGTAAGTTCAGCAATTGTTTGAATATTTTGTTCATCTTTGTAAATAAAACCATCTTCAGCAAATACATTTAAGTTTTGTACAGCACCAGTTGGGTCGTTAATATCAATAAATCGACTATGGCCAGCATGTGTTCTATTAAGTGCTTTAATTTTAATAATATCAGAATTTTTATATAATGGATATGTGTTATAATCTTCTCCATTAATCATTCTGTCTTGTGTATAAAATACTTGAGGAGCATTTGTTTTAATTTCTGAATTTGATTCTGCTTGTAAACTATTACTAATACTTCCAGTAAGTCCTAATGTTATACTTAGAATATGTGTAGTATTATTTTTACCTATATAAGGTACTTGAATTGTTTGTAACCCAATATCTTCTGGACGAATTGTTACAGTTTGGTTTGCACTTTGCCTATACCATACTCGCATAGTTCCGGATGGTGTATCACCAAACGCACCGTCGGCAAATCTTAATGTAATTTTATCATTGACGCCCGAATCTACTGCAAAAATTTTTCTTTTGCCTTTAAGTAAACTATTATAAACAACACTATTTCCAGATACACTTGGTACTTTAATCCAACTTGATTGAACAGCGCCAGAGGTGCCATCAACAATTTGACACCAAACATCAAACTCATTAATATCTTCTTCATTAATAAAAATTTCTCTATTTGGTAACGGAACATCTAATGCAAAATCATCGAATGATAATGTACCTTGTTTTAAGTACATAAAGAATCCTGTTCTACTACTACTATTACCGAGGCCATCGTTAATATAAAACATGTTTAATCCGTTTACAGGATTTGGTTCTACTTCTTTAAAGTACAACGAATCTTCGAACGTACCATTAACAACTTCGAATGGAAGACTTGCACCATTAACTGTGCTTGATACTTTGTAAATAACTGATAAGTTTTTAACTGTATCAATAGTATATGATTCGACAGGAATAGCATCAACTGTACCTTTTTTAATAGGTGTACCATATGGATTTTGTGCTAAAAATGCAGAATTAAGTACTAATGTTAATTGTTCTAAATAATCAACATTATTTGGATCATTCCAATTGATTATTTGATTAGCCAAATTATTTCCTGCGCTATCGATAATTTCTTCATCTGTTGACACCGAAAATATCTTTGTTATACCAGCAGCAGGAATATTTCTCTTTGGAATATAATTTAACATTTTCGCCAACCGTCTAATACTTTCAGAACGTTCAGCAGTGTCTAAAAAGTTTTCTCTGGAGTTTAAATCTTGTCTAAATGCAATTGTTTGGCCCATGTATGCAAGTAATTCGATGATAGCAATAAACTCACTGCTCTCAATAAAATCATTAAATTCTTCTGGAAAATTGCGTTGTAGGTATTGTATCATTGCTGATTTAATCGAATCAAAATCATACGCCGTGAAATTAATTTCACTAAATGTTCGGTAAATCGTTCTAAAATCTTCTGCGGCAAAAAAGTTATTTTGCCTTTGTATTTGGGCCATTACTTACTCCTGAAACTCCGTATTAAATTGGACTGCTAATGATTCTGTTATCCCGTTTGGCAAATACGTTAGTTGCATTTCTACTATAATACTATTATCTGTTTCGGTAACTTGCGTGTCTTGTAGTTCTACTCGAGGATCTTCATTCACTACTCTTTCAGCATCTTCGATAATAGCAGATCGAGTTTGTTCATCAAATGGATCCATTAATAAATCATATATTCTACAACCAAAATTTGGAAGCATAACACGTTCACCCATTTTAGTGCTAAAATGATTTAATAAATCAACTTTTACTAGGTCAAAATCCGACACCGAATAAGTTGGTTTGTTTCGACCAATAGTTGTAAATCCTTTAAAATGTAATTCTGCCATATCTAATATACCGTTTTAATTATTTATCGTCTAAAATTCTATAGGGTTATATTAAGATATAGAAATTAACCTAATAGGGTGTTTACATCTTTTTCGTCGTCTTGTTATACTATTACAATGCGGGCAAACATTTCTGCCTCTTTTTCTCGGCGAGCAACAAGGCCAGCATTAACAACTTTTATTGGCACAGTAGTAGGTACACCATTAATTGTTTTCTTTACATTTTTAGTAACTTTAGTCCAACGCATCATTTCTCCTGGCACTTTTTCAGTGTTACCAGCGTTGAGTTCTTTTAGCAATGTACTCTTTTTAAATGCGCCGCAACCAATATTGAAACATATTGATATTAATGAATCAAATTGATTTTGTGTTAATGGTTTTTTAACAGAAGATTTTACACAACGCTCTGCTTCTTTTAGATCTTGAGCTAATAATTGTTTTGCTTTTGTTTTAGTAATACAAACATAAGATTCGCCTGCTTTAAGTAAATGTCCATAACCAATTGTGTTTTTTCCTGCGGAATCTTTATATACGCAAGATTCAAATCCTTCGAACTCTTTTACTAAATCAAGGCCTTTTTCACTTATTTTAGCAATATTCATATCATGTACTATTGAATTACCTGCATTGTCAACAGCCTCTGAAACTTTTTCATAAACCGGATTACCCTCAGGACCATATTTAACACCTTTATGAACACCAGTTGCGTCAACTTTGTTTAAAGGTTTTGTTGCAGTAGAAGTTATTGCACCTGGTTTAATAGGATTAGTAGATACAGGATCTATCGCCTCAGGTTCTTCCCCTTCAGGTGCCATTTGTGGATATAATCCCCTTGTTAATTCATTTTTATGATATTGATATGGTTCTCTAGATGGTAGTCGTGTATTCGGCCCATCGTGTGGTACAATCTCAGGCCCAACACATTCTTCGAATGCAATAACATCATCAAGAACATCTGTTTTTGGAAGTACTGCCGTCGCTGGAGCAAGATCTTGATATGCTTCAGGACCATTCATATGAATTTCTGGAGCAGTTTCTTTATAAATGCCGCCGGCCTTAACGTTCATTTCATCATTAGATGTAAAGTGTGCTATACCATTTGTATGATAAGACATATTGTCTATCACGTGATAATGTAAAGTTTTATGTATTAAGTGTCTCACATATCCGGCAATGTCTGTTTCCACATCGCCTTTATCTAATGTACCATGTATATGTCCATTTTTTAGCCGATAGACAATTGAACCATCAGCAATTGGTGTTTTAAGTGGGTTGCTTGCTTTTTCAGGAGAATATTTTCTTCCTAAATCATCAGATACAATTCCTAATGGTGAAACATAATCATCAGGCATATTTAAATTAAGATCTCGGCCGATATCAATATTTAAATCTCTATCTGCACGTATGTTAATATCTTCTTCTGCCCTGATTGAGAGATGTTGCCCACTATAAATTTCAACATTGCCAACTTGATCCAGTTCGATCCATGCTGTAGCATCTTTATTA